CCTATATTTAGTTCAAGGAGAGCAAAACAGGATAATTAAGGAAGGAAATAGTGAGCATGAAACCTTTTTTGGTTAGTGAGAATTTTTCCAGCGCCCAAGCAACCAGCTTTGAAGGGTTGGGACGGATCAGCCTGGAAATGATTGCCCTGAAAAGCGCGTCAATCCTGGCGACATTCATGTTGTTCATAACTGTCATCAAAGGAGGCATTTAATGGCAAAGAGAAATTTCGAGGGTTGGATGCGGAAGGTTGATGAGGCCATCGACAAAGCTTGCGGATTATCGAGCCTGGATCTCATGGACATGTCCTACCTTGATATGTTCGAAGACGGATACACGCCAAAGGGTGCCGCGAATGAGGCTTTGAGAGAGGAGGGATACTATGACTGACAAAGGGAAACCCTGGGCCGAAAAATTCTCAGACAAGCCCTTCACTTCTGGCGGGATCAAGATCTATCCCGGCTGGAAATTTTCTGAGACTTACAAGAAATTCATCAAACGCCATGACCGGCGTCTTGCCCGAGGTAAGTCCGATGCTTATCGGTGCCATGAATACCGGAAATGGCTGGCCGAGCGGAATCGGAAAAAAGCCGTCACGGCCTTGCCGATCCTAGATGAGACAATCATCATCGAGGAGGATCTTCTGGCAATCCCAGACTTTTTGAAAAGGAGTGCAGCATAATGGCAAAAACTGAAGCACTGTTCACCAGGGGCGCCGAGAGCCTGTTAAGGGTTCTCAACGATGGCGGGGGGATCCTCGGATACCTCACCAAGTTCCCCGACACTGAAACCGAGATCCATCCCTGGAAGGCTCATAGCCTGGACTATTCTGTCGAGGTTGGTGAGGTCAGGGGCTTGCCCAAGGTTGGCAAGCTGATCGGGTTCTTTGAAACCAAGGCGGCAGCGATGGCCGCAGTCAAAAAGGAGGCGTTTTAATGGACATGAACGGCATGGACGTTGTTGACCTCCAGAAAGCCAGGGCTGAGGCCACTGAGCGGTTCCTGGCCGTTGCTGAAGCCCTCAAGGCCGAGGCTGGCGTCAAAAAGCATGAGATCCGAAAGTCTTTGAGCGGATACGCTACAAAAGACGGGACTATTCGAGCGCCGGAGGGGCGCACCAGGAAACAGCTGTATATTCTGGCCCATGAATGCGGCCATATTGCTCTGGGGCATTTCAAGAGCGGCAAGAAGCGGCACCGGGAGGAGTATGAGGCCGAGCGATACGCCCATGAGGCGCTGCGGAGACATGAAATTGCAGTTCCCAAAAAGATGACGGAACGGGCGAAATCCTATGTCCGTTACAAGATCAGACAGGGCCTCAAGCGGGGCCTCAAAAAGGTTGATGCCGAGGCAGCTGCCTGGAGCGGATATAAAGGTTGAATAAAAAAGGAGGAACCATGAAACGGATCGATCCTGTTACCCGCCTCGATCTTCATATGATCGCCTTGTATAGCCCGGTGAAGCTGACTCCGGAGATGGAGAACTTCATCATCACGCTGCCTGTTGATCTGAAGGCCGCTTCTGAGGATGAGATTGAGGCTTTTGATAAACTGCTGAATGAAATGGAGGAAAATGCAGCGCATGAAAAAAAGATTTAAAAGAGTCTTTTAGAACTTGACACCAGGGAGAGCAATACCTAAATTAAGCATAAGGAGATAGTGAGCATGAAAGAAAAGCATTTCACAAGCACCGGAGAAGCGGCCCGAGGGCTGGCTTTCAACAGCAAGGGCAAGGCCATCACAAGCGGCACTTGCTCTCGATGCGGCGGCACCGGCAAGTTCTCCTGGTGTCAGGCGTATGGGGACACTTGCTTTGGCTGCGGCGGCACCGGCAAGGAGACGGTAAGGGCCTACACTGAGAAAGAATACAAGGCCCTGGTTAAGCGGCGGGAGAAAGCAGCGGCCAAGCGGGAGAAGGAGAACGCCGCCAGGGCCGAGCGTTGCGCGGCTGAGAACGCCAAGCGGGACGCTGAGAATGCCGCCGAGGCTGAGGCCGGACGGATCCTCAAGGAACCGATTGTTGAGTTGCTCAAGCCCCTAGCTGATGAGATTGAGGACGGCAAGGGCCGGTTCTGTGACAGCATTGCGCGGTCAATGCGGAGCGGAGAACTTCCCCGAGGCCGGGGCTGGGATTTGGTTTGCGAGATCCTGGCGAAATATGAAGGACGGTCAAACAGCAAGGCATACGCTGCCGAGTATGCCAGGGTTGAAGCGGTCCTGGATAGGGCCAGAGAGGCTGAGGAAATCGCGGAAACCATGAGTGAGGAGATGGACGGATGAAATACGTCACTTATCTCAGAGTTTCCACTGATAAGCAGGGGATCGCTGGCTTGGGTATGGAAGCGCAGCGCAAGGCCGTCGAGGATTTGGCGGTTGCGCGGGGCGCGGAGATCCTGGCTGAGTTCTCCGAGGTTGAGAGTGGGAGCAAGGATGACCGGCCTGAGTTGATGGCTGCTCTGGAACTATGCCGGAAAGAAAAGGCGGCGCTCCTGGTTGCCAAGGTTGACCGGCTGGGCAGATCTGTCGCGCAGATCGCCGTCCTTCTGGAGAGCGAGGTCGAGATAGCCATTGCCGATATGCCGCTGGCTGACCGTTTCAACGTCCATATCATTGCAGCTGTCGCGGAACTGGAGAGAGTCAAGATCTCCGAGCGCACCAAAGCCGCCCTGGCCGCTCTCAAGGCCAAGGGTAAAAAACTGGGGAGCAAGAACATCAGGGCAGTCGCAGCAGCTGGTCGAGCAGCGCGCACCCTCAAGGCAAATGAGATTGCTGAGAACGTCTATCCCGTCATCGAGCGGATCAAGAAATTCGGAGTGACTTCACTGCGGGGGATCGCCCAAGAACTGACTGAGCGCAAGATAGAGACGCCCTCAGGACGCCCTGTTTGGCACCCGCAACAGGTCAAGCTGATCATCGAGAGAGTTGAAAGGAGGTAAAAATGAAACCCATTGATAAAGACAACATGGATGATTTCGACAAGGCGCTATTCGCTGAGATGAGATTAAACAGTGACGCACACTGGAAACCGCCCAAGTGGATATGGACGGCCCTGGTCGCGGTGAAGGTCGCGGCCCTGACAGCGTTAGTCACCATCACGGCGGTCATCTTCAACAAGTAAAAATCTAGGAGACTTTTAAATGGTTGGCAAGGTTACTGACAACTGTAAGGCATCTGCATCTCTGCTCCCAGGAATCATGGGGCATTCACAATGGTCAACGCCAAATGAAACCCTCGCCTTGGTCAAGTCCCATATCGACGGGACCGCTGACCCCTGGGAGGGCAATGAAGCCACCGAGTGGGGTAATAGACTCGAGCCGGTGGTCATTGATGAGGTTGCAAGGCGTTTAAATATCCGCGACTACAACAAAGACATCACCTACGCCATCAAACACGGCACCCTGGAACTGGAGGCCAGCCTTGATTGTGAGGCCGTAGGCCAGGGTCAGATTATCAGGACGGATCCGGAAAATGGGATCTATTGCATGGGAGCCGAACAGATCTCCCTCGACGGCCCAGGCTGCATTGAAAGCAAGGTTACATCCTACCGGCCTGAGGATGTTCCTGACATGGGCCGGGGGCCGTTGCAATTACAGGGGCAAATGGATTGCGGGAACTTTTCCTGGGGTGTACTGGGGATTCTGTACCAGGGGACCGCTCTCAGATGTTTTGTGTTTGTTCCTCATGCGGCAACTGTTGCCGCCATTTCTGACGCCGTCCTTGATTTTGACCAGCGGCTGCGGAGTGATCCGGTGCGCTGGTATGACATTGAGAACAGTGCAGATGCACTATTAATCTACGGCGAGGGGGATGATGAGGTTCCCAAGGATTTGGACCCGGCGTTCGCCAAACTGGCTGAGGAATTTCTGGCGCTCAAGGCATCAATCAAAGAAGGCGAGGACGCCATCAAGGTCATCAACGCCAAAGTCCAGGAGCAACTCGGCAACCATGTCACCGGCAACGTCAAGGGCTATGAGTTCAAATGGCCGATGAGGCACTCCAAGGCGCAACCGGAGAAAGTTGTCCCGGCCAAGGAGGCGTCCAGCAAACGTCAGTCCACTATTACCGTGAAGGAGAAAAAGTAATGACCGGAAAAATGCTAGTTCCAAAGACCATGAATGAGGCCATCAAGTTCTCAAAGATGCTGGCGGCGTCGAGCATGGTACCCAAGCAATTTCAGGGCAAGCCGGAGGATATACTGGTAGCGGTGCAGTGGGGCAGCGAAGTTGGACTGCCTATCATGTCGGCGCTCCAGAACATTGCCGTCATCAACGGCAAGCCAACCATATACGGAGACGCTGCCCTTGCTCTGGTCACAGCGCATCCTCAATACGGTGGTCATCAGGAGTGGCTGGACGGCGAGACGGCACACTGCCGGATCACTCGACTTGTCAATGCGGAGAAGGTTGAGACGGAACGCACGTTCTCTGTAGGTGAAGCCAAGCGCGCCGGTTTGATCAACAAGCCCGGACCTTGGAAACAGTATCCAAATAGGATGCTCCAGATGAGAGCGCGGGGGTTTGCAATCAGAGATAGTTTTCCTGACGCGATAAAAGGTGTCGGGATTGATGAGGAGAAAGTGGAATCTGAGCAGACCTCACCTGAAAATCCACTGGATGCAGCTTTTGTGGAGGCCCCGGAGAAAACCGAGGCCCTGGAAGCGCCGCCTGTCCAGGTTGAGGAGGCTCAGATACCCAAGGTACCCGAGGAAGCTGAAACCCCTCCAGCGCCCTCTGAGGCCCCTGAGAGCAGGGTCTGGGAACTCATACTTGATGATGAGGTTATTGAGTGCCAGGACGCCGATATGTGGTACGAAGAGTTCATTGCAGCCATAGGGCGCGCAGCAAATGATGAGGATATCAATCTCAATGACCGGCGGCACAATGCATCCGTCATCAAGAAGGCCAACGATGACACTATCGAGCGGCTCTGCCAGGAGCGCGAGGCGATGGGGGCTGACATCAAGGATCGGTACAAGAAGCTGATCAAGACTCTCTCAGCCAAGGCTAAGGATGAGGAGAGCAAAGGATGACCAAGTTAGGCATGACAAAACGGCAGACCGAGTGCTTGAGTTTCATCAAAAAGTATTTGGTGGAGAATGGGATCCCACCGACGAATGATGAGATCATCGAGGCGCTCGGACTGCGCGCCAGATCAGGAGCCGTCAGGCTGTTGCGCGGCCTGGAGGATCGAGGACATATCATCCGGCAAAAGTTTAAAGCGAGATCAATCGCCCTGGTTCCGGATCCTGATGAGGAACTCAAGCAGCTGCGCGAAATCAAAAGCGCGGCTATTGAGTTCCTGGATCGCCAAAAGAATTGGCGTGATCAAGTCTCAATATATGGCGATAGCGTTAATGAGGAACAGGCTGAACAAGTAAGCGAGGCGTTCAACCGTCTTGGGGATCTGGTGACAGCATGAGGCCCCCGGCAGAACTGATCCTCAAGCTGAAGCGTGAGGCCTGTGAGATGCTCTCGAACCCCAACTCAACACCAAGCCAGCGGGATCTCAGTCGGAGGTTCATGGCCCAACATTAGTTACCGTCCTCTCTGAGAACCCCCGGCACCATGAAATAGCTTGGCCGGGGGTTTTCTTTTTGATCTCAGCAACGGCAGTGACTGCTTTTTCCATACATCTGTTGAGAGCGTAATACCCCTGTTCACTTTTCAGCAGCTGGCATCCTGGGGCCGTCAGGGAGCAGATCAAAACAAAAACTTTGTATATCACTATTTCCTTAACGCCCTATCGCCAAACCACCATAGGATCGCACTGCTCGCCATATATAAAACACCGGCCTCAATGGTCACGCGACCAGCTGGCACTGCTTTAAAATAGAGAACCCCAACGAGAACGATCAGGGTGAAGGTCAAAACTGGTCGGACCAATCGCAGTATATTTATGACCCAGGTTGCTGCGATCCCCGTCCCGCTGTCATGCTCATAGCTGGCGCGCCGCATCTCGTTCTCGGCTTCCTCAGCTTTCATCTGGCCCTGCATTTCGATCATCTGGAGGGTGCGCTGATGTTCGTTGTCGGCTTTCTTTTCTTCAACCCAATAATCCGCGAAGCTGAACAGCTTGCCGATCACCGACCCGACGATCCCGGTTGCGCCTCCCGTCAAAACTGTTCCGAGTAGATCAAGCATTCCATTTTACTCCCCATGATCTCGGTGATCCAAGGTCGATATGCAGCCAGGATCTATAATATCCAAAGCCGGTGAACCCCTGATCCGCAGCGAGGCGCTGGATCAGTCTCTTGTCTTGGTTGATGACGGAAATATCGCAAGCCAAACCGAACAAATGAAATGACCTGGGCGCGCCGCCAGCCAAAGCGTTGCTGTAAGCAGAGCGTGTCCCACTAGATATAGTAAGAGGCCTAGCATAAAGAGAACGCACCAGATCAAGGCGATCCATAAATTTATGGTTGACGATAAGTTCTCCAGTGCGACGATCAGCCAACTCCGACGGCTTGAAAAATTTGTAGGGCCATGCGGCAAACGTCTCGGGAACTTTCCGCCAGTGTTCATATCTCATTAACTGCTACTACAATCTGCTCAAAACAAGCACACAAAAAATGGCGGCTACAGCAAGCATTAAAGTGTTCACCGTCATTTTATTTTGCCTTGTCGGCACACACCTTTTTGTCTTCCAGAGCATTAAAAATCTTGCAGTCCATGCCCGTTGTCATACTTAGTGCGGCATCTGCTGTGGTTGTATCGTCAGTAATAACTTGGTGTGTATCGTAAGCTGTCCATCCATAACGTAGGTACGTCAATGGCAAGCCACATCCAGAAACCATCAAAGCAACAAGTCCGATCAAGATTATCTTCAACTCTCTTGCCCCGCTGTTAACCAGTGCTGGCCCCACAAGATCATACAGCTTCTACCATTCTTGCCGTCGATCATCACCGTCCAGTCCTTGTCCCCAGACCGACTAGCATAGAAAGAAACTATGACGGTTTCCAGCGGTGTAATTTGCATGAGAGCCGATGCCTGTAATCTTTCACCTAGACGCTCCAATTCTATTTTTGCGGATGGCGTCGAGCCACACTGAACCGAGCCAACACTAATAGAAGATGTGTCTACGGCCCTCGATTTATCAATGGTCGAACACCCGAATAAA